CTTACACTTACGTTAGTTTCTCCACCCGCACTACTTCCGCCTATCTCATCATTTGGTACGATTGTACCTGTCTTATTAGGAACGAATACTTCAGCACCCTGCTCACCTACGATGTAAGGCTGGTTTCCAGTTACCGTGCCACCGTCAGCCCTAAAGAGGCTAGAAAAGTTAAATGCACCTGCCATAGCTTGAGCCATAGGCTGGGCAACTTTAATCTTAATAAACTCAGCAAGTACAATTCTTGCCATGTCTTTAACTGAGTCTTTAAGTGAATCAGTACCTTGACCGATATTCATAATCATACTAGTTATAGAACCTGCCATGGAGTCTGTTAATGCTTTAACTTTGTTAGCAATATCAAGCTCCTCCATACGATTAATCGCATCTTCATAAGCTGTTGTCATGGTAGCTATTTGAGTGGTTTGGAATGCTTCTGTCTTTCCTGCTGAAATCATAGCGGTTGTAATACTTTTCTTTTGTTTTTCAAACTCTTGACCAACTCTTTCTTGTTCAGTCATTTCTATACCAAGACCTGCAATAGATTCTTTGTAGTCATCTATCGATTGGGCAATCTTGCTTGTGGCTAGAATCTCTGCTGCAATATCTTTTCCTAGACCGCCAGTGTTTTTTGGCGTTGTATCTTCTGCGTTTACAACCCTTTTATCGGTGAATGGTTTTATTGACGGGAATCTTTTGAAAGCGCTAAACTTATCTAACTTAGGCATGGCTGCTTCAGCTTCATCACCTACACCTGCGATAGCGTCACCGATTTTACCAATACCCCATGACAAGGCTGTAATACCTGCAAGAACTAACTTAGCTTTCTTACCTCCTAGGAATGCCATCACAATACCAATCTCTCTAATCCAAGCAGGTATATTCATGAAAGCAACGAATGTTTCTTTTATTGCGCTACCTACACTTAGTACACCACGTCCAAACGCTTTAATCTGTTCGATAGTTTCAGGTTTTCCAAGGGCATCTGTCAACTCTTCAACTTTTTTTGTTAGGGCTGAAAGTACACCAGTCTTGGCGAATTTAATCTGAAGCTCTTCCCAAGCTGACTTCAGTTTTTTTAACGCTCCGTTTAAGCCTTGAAGCTGAGTATCAGCCATCTTCTTAGCTGTACCACCTGCATTTTGAAGCTCTGCCCTCAACCCTTTGATGCCACCAACACCTTCTGACATTGCAGCCATAAGAGATGGTCCAGCACGCATACCGAATAGAGTAACCATTTCAGTAGCACCAGCACCTGCATTCTCTAAGTCTTGTAGGATGTCAATGAAGTTACGCATTGAGCCGTCAGAGTTATTAATACTCACACCCAGCATATCTAACATCTCTGTCATTTCTGAGGTTGGTTTAAGTAGTTTTGATATTCCTGCTCTTAGTGATGTACCTGCTAGAGAGCCTTTGATACCTGCGTCAGCCATCTTACCGATAACGGCAGTCATGCCTTCCATTGACAGTCCTGCTGCCTCTGCCATAGGTGAAGCCATCTTCATAGCCTCGCCAAGCTCTATCACATTCATATTAGCACTTGCTGTGGCTTTAGCCATAACATCTACTAACTTACCTGTTTTGTTTGCTTTTAATCCAAGACCTGAAAGAATGTTTGAAGCAATATCTGCTGAAGTTGCTAAGTCGGTTGACGATGCTGCTGCTAGGTTTAATATTCCAGGCATTGATGCCATTGTCTGTTGAGCGTCAAAGCCTGCCATAGCTAGGAATGTCATTCCATCCGCAGCTTCTGATGCTGAGAAGACAGTTGACTTACCTAAGTCACGAGCTTGATTCTCTAGAGCTAATAAAACATCACCTGTATGCCCACCGATAGCAGACACTTTATTCATTGACTCTTCAAAGCCTGCCGCTGTCTTAATAGACATAATTGCAAGACCACCTAAAGCAGCACCCGCGACTTTACCAAACTGTGTAAGCTTCGCACCTACTTGAGAACTTGATAGACCAACACTTTTTAGTTTGTGGTCAAGTTTCTTTAATCCTATTAATGCTTGTGTGGCATTAATCTTTATTCCAAGAGTAGCTAAACTAGTTGCCATTTTTTTCACCTTTTAATTCAAAATACGCAGCCCAAGTTTTAAGCTCGATTGTAGTAAAGTCCATAACCTCACTAATAGACTTTTGCAAATGGTCTGCCAAATGACAATAAAACAGTAAGTCGCTATCCGACTTTAAGACTTTTTTACATCATCTACCGTAGGCTCATCATTAGCAAGCTCTTCGACAATACGACTAACCACTTCAGGGTCGTAAGTACGCATCATTTCATTTAATTCATGTGTGCGCCAAATAGGCTTGCCATCTTCATCTAATGCTCTCATAATCAGAGACATATAGACTGCTTCAATCTGCTTATCTTGTGAATAAAGCTTGAAGATTTGGGTTTGTTGCTTACCTGTTACAGCACCTTTGTAGTAAATCTTCCCATCCCACTCAGGCACATCAATAGATAATAACTCACCAGACAACTTAGCTGTAAAGTGAGTAGTTGCATTTTCCTTAATTCCCATTATGCAACAGCAGCCCAAGTAACAACACCATTAGCTTCAAAACTCATTGAAGTCTCAACCATACCGTCTAGTGTAGTTGATACACCCTTCTCAGTAATGATTGCTGACAATGAAGCGAATGTGTCGCCTGTTGTAGCGCCTTCAGGGTATAGCTTTAATGCAACTTCAGCACCTGCAGTCATTGCACCTTGACCTGTTGTATCTGTCTCATCCCAAAAAGCAGTCATAGAACCACTTGCTGATGTTAAACCTACAGTCTTAGTGCGTGCTGTGTCGCCTAGTGTAGTGTCGTCAATAGTCTCTGCTGACTCTGAGATACTCCAATCCTTTACTTCTGCGATTACGTTTGAACCGATTTTAGCCGTTCCTTCGCTACCTTTATGATTTGCCATCTTCTTGCTCCTTTACTTTTGTTTTTGTTTTTGTTTTAGACTTTTCCGCCCAACCTTTCGCCTTCATTTCTTCAATCTTTGAAGGGTGTGGCGTTACACCTTCTTTATCACCGTTAGGTGAGTATAAAACTACTGCTTTCATTCGTCTCTCCAATATGGAATTGTTACATTCACTTGATAAAACCTGTCATCTGCTCCTATTGTTACAATACTTGCAACACCACAAACAACACCACTAAAAGTCTTGCTGTCAAATATGCTGGCTATTGTATCACTATACTCTCTAACTTTGTTAGTTCCTGTATTCACAGGTGAAAAAACTTGTACCGAGATAACACCAGTATGACGCTTCTTATTATCAATAGCTCTGTAATTACTATTACCGTTTAAGATGTTTAACTTTATCCAGTCGTTATTGTTAGGTACGTCAAAATCAACATTAGCCCAAGCAATATCAGTGTAATTCCAAAACTCTTGAAGTCTATCTTCAATTGCTAATCTTTCATCAACAAAACTCATATTAGACTAGACCTTATTTCATTAACTGTGACTGACAACATGCCATGTGGCGCTTTGCCACTATGACCATGCTCTAATGCAAAGATGTAAGGCAATGAATTAGTTATGTAAATATCTCTCAAGCCACTGTATGTACGCAAGCTTGGCGCTTTCGCAGGACGACCTTGTGATGTGCTTGAAGCGTTATCATCTGTAGATGTATCCATGTGGCTAATAGACAAGTTCCAGTTACCCTTGGCACGACCAGTGTCAACAGGTGTCATTGCAGTAACGCCATCGAATATCTGTAAAGCAACTTTACGAACAGCTATATTTGCCTCAACACCAGTTTTTTTACTGAATGCGTTTAACTCAGCGCCAAACGATTGAATACTCATCCGACTCTCCTGATTGTTAGGGTGTAAGAAGCATTAGCAGGGTCTGTGTCAATCTTATTGATGCTGTATTGCTCTGAATTACGAATGATAGTATCGTTGGTTTTAGGTGTAAACGTAAGCCCCTTAGAGGCAAACATAACACTTAATTCACCAGTGCTTCCTGATACAATTTCACCAGTCTTAGCATTAGCACCCACAATACTAACAATAGCCTTTAAAGCATAAGTAGTCTCTGTGGCTTCTTTCTTGCCTGAGTATATATCATACTTAGCATTCGTTTTAATAACATAGGTTAAGTCTTCTGCAATGTCACCTGTTGCTGTAATTGCTGAACTTACTGCGCTAAGTAACGCATCTCTAAGACCCATTAGCTTCTCACTACCGCCACAGTGCTAAACTTAGCACGAGCATGAATAGAACCCCAACCTCTGAGCATTTCTTGAACAATTGATGGCAATACACCTGCTGTATCTGTTTTATCAAAGGTTAGTGATATAGAGCCAACACTCATACTTTCAAGACCTTTACCTTGAGCGTCACCTGTTGGGTCTGCCGCTATCAAATGTCTAGCAAATTCTGCTGTAGCATTTTTTACGGGTTGTGGTACGATTGTTGAATCAACATTGTAACCGTCATCAGATACGTTTGTTCTGCCCCAAGCTAGTGCTTGAGTGCTAGAAGCCTTGTTGCCTGACCAGTCAATCTTCTCATCTAATATACGAGTAGCCATCTTTAGGGCTATCTCTTTATTAGGTTCTGTAGCACCTGTCCATGTTGAAGCGTATAAATGTGTTGCGTGGTAGGCATCTGCGTCTGATACTGAAACATAGCTATCCGAAGATGAGCCGTTTGGAGTTGCGTCTAATGCCATAATTTTTCCTTAATAAGTACCCCCAAGGTAATGAAACCAAGGGGGATTTTATCAAACTGTATTAGTTATTAATACCGTTTAACATTGCTAGACCC